ATGATGTATGGGAGGCACAGGGACATATCAGAACCACTCCCGGAAATGTGGTGGACTACCGATGGATAGAGGAAGATATAAAGAGGATTGCAAGTGAATTTGTAATTAAAGAAATAGCCTATGACCGTTACAATGCTACTCAAATCATATTAAACCTTATGGATGAAGGTCTTACAATGGTACCGTTCGGACAGGGATTTAAAGATATGAGTCCACCTACAAAAGAGCTGTTCACACTTGTTCTGAAAAATAAAATCATTCATAATATGCATCCGGTCTTAAGATGGAACTTTGATAATGTGTGTGTGGAAACGGATGCTGCGGAAAATATAAAGCCGTCAAAGAAACGTTCAACAGAGCGAATTGACGGAGCTGTTGCAACGGTTATGGGACTTGACAGAGCGGTAAGAAATATGAATGCAAATACCTCTTCCGTGTATGACGAAAGAGGTATTGTGGTATTATAAGAACACAAATGGTATCATTTTGGTTTTTAAATGCATAAAATATATTGACTTTTGAAAAAATATATGGTATAATAACATCGAAAGGAAGTGATTTTATGCCACAAGCAACGTTTAGTGTTCGTATGGAAGATGGTTTAAAGAAGGAGTTTGACAGCTTATGTGCTGATTTTGGTATGAGCATGTCGACTGCAATCACTGTTTTTGCAAAGGCTGTTGTTCGTGAAAGAAAAATACCTTTTGAAATTTCAGCATCAGAACCATTTTATTCTGAACAAAATCAAAAGTATTTAATGCAATCATTACTTGCATATAAAGAGGGTAAGCTTACACAGCATGAATTGATTGAGGTGGAAGATGAATAAATTGTGGACTGATGATGCATGGGAAGACTATGTATATTGGTCTACTCAGGATAAAAAGACTTTAAAAAGGATTAATCAACTTTTAAAAGATATTGACAGAAATGGTAATAATGGATTAGGTAAGCCGGAACCATTAAAATATGAGTATCAAGGTTTTTGGAGCAGAAGAATTGATGATGTTAATCGTTTGATTTATAAAATTGAAAATGATAATGTCATAATCCTACACTGCAGAGGACATTATGAATAATATTAATATAGCATCTATCAATATGGTAGGTGCTTTTTTCATGCTTGAAAACGGGAGGAATGTATATGAATATTTTAAAATCATTTTTTAAATCAAGAGATAAACCGAGAAACTCGGCTGTAGGTACAGGTTGGTTTCATGTCGGGCGTTCCTGGGCAGGAAAGTCTGTTACTGAAAGGACAGCATTGCAACAAACAGCTGTGTATGCCTGTGTGAGAATCATCGCAGAAACCATTGCAAGCCTGCCACTTCATTTTTACAGATACACAGATGAAGGTAAGGAAAAGGATTATACCCATCCCTTGTATCGGATACTACATGATGAACCGAATCCTGAGATGACTGCATTTGTTTTCAGAGAAACAATTGTGAGTCATCTTTTGCTTTGGGGAAATGCCTATGCACAGATTATCCGAAACGGTAAGGGTGAGGTGATGTATCTATATCCTTTACTTCCTGACAAGATGGCCGTTGAACGTTCGGATGTTACCAATGAAATCTTTTATACATATATGGATACCAAAGATAAGATGTACAGGCTCAGCAGTAAAGAGGTCCTGCATATTCCGGGACTTGGCTTTGACGGTCTTATCGGATATTCTCCAATTGCAATGACAAAAAATGCAATAGGACTTTCAATTGCAGCAGAGGAATACGGAAGCAGATTCTTTGCTAACTCTGCAAACCCAAGCGGTGTGCTTGAGCATCCGGGTGTTTTAAAGGACCCGAAGAAAATCAGAGAAAGTTGGAACGAGGTATACGGAGGTACAAGCAACTCCCATCGGGTAGCTGTTTTGGAAGAAGGTTTAACATTTAAACCTATATCAATACCACCAAACGATGCACAGTTTTTGGAAACAAGAAAATTTCAGATAAATGAAATATGCAGAATATTCAGAGTACCTCCGCATATGGTTGCTGACCTTGAAAAGTCATCGTTCTCAAACATAGAACAGCAGAGCCTTGACTTTATCGTAAACACCATAAGGCCGTGGCTGATAAGAATAGAACAGAGCATTTGTCAGAAGCTTTTGCTTCAGGATGAAAAGAGCATATATTTTGCAAAGTTTAATGTAAACGGAATGCTCAGAGGTGACTTCACAAGCCGTATGAACGGTTATGCAATCGCACGTCAGAACGGTTGGATGAATGTTGATGAAATACGAGAGATGGAGGATATGAATAAGCTTCCGAAAGGCATGGGAGGGGACAGGTATTTATGCAACGGAAACTTTGTTGACTTGGCTCACGCAGGTTTGTGGGCAAACGAAAACGGGAACAAAATAGAAGAAGGTGAAACAGAAAATGAGTAAGTTTTGGAAATTTAAGAAATTAACAAACAAGACGGAAACAGAAAATGAAACAGTAACTGAAACAGAAAACGTCCTTATTTTAAATGGCATAATAGCAGAAGAAAGCTGGTGGGGTGACGAGATTACTCCGGGATTGTTTAAAGATGAGCTTTCCAATTACAAAGGCGATTTGACTGTGTTTATCAATTCTCCGGGTGGCGATGTGTTTGCCGCAAATGAGATATATAACGCACTAAAGGAACACAAAGGAAAAGTCACTGTTAAGATTGACAGCCTTGCCGCATCAGCTGCTTCAGTTATAGCGATGGCAGGTGACTTTGTATATATGTCTCCTGTATCAATGTTTATGTGCCATAATCCGAGTATGATGCTTTATGGTGAGGTGTCAGAGCTTGAACAGGGCATTGAATTTTTGAACGAGGTAAAGGAATGTATCATAAACGCCTACCAAAATAAAACGGGACTTTCAAGAGCGAAGATTTCAAAAATGATGGATTCGGAAACCTGGCTTAATGCAAAAGCAGCACTTGATTTAGGTTTTTGTGATAAAATCCTCTATACTGAAAATTCAAAAAAGGAAGAGGACGATGAAGAAAAGGATGTTGTATTTGATAAAAATACAATGGTTACAAATACAATTTCTGCAATGCGTAAGAAACTGAAAACCATACCAAAAGAACCAACCGGAACAGATATTTCACAGCTTGAAACACGGCTGAATTTGTTAAAATGAAAGGAATGATTAATATATGAGTAAAGCACTTGAATTAAGACAGAAAAGGGCAGACCTTTGGGAGAAGGCAAAGCTGTTCTTGGATAATGCAAAACGTGATGGAGATGTAATGTCTGCCGAAGATACAGCTACATATGAGAATATGGAAAAGGAAATTGTATCTCTTGGCAAAGAAATAGGGATAATCGAAAGACGTGAGGCACTTGACCTTGAGATGTCAAAGCCGATGAATAAACCTATTACTTCTAATCCGTCCCCACCAAACGGAGAGAAAACAGGCAGAGCGACAGACGAATACAGGAATGCGTTCTGGACTGCTATGAGAAACAAGACACCGCACTTTGATGTGTTTAATGCATTGCAGATAGGCACAGATTCAGAGGGCGGTTTTTTAGTGCCTGATGAATTTGAAAACAAGCTGATTGACAGACTCGGTGATGAAAATATCATCCGTTCACTTGCAACGGTTATAAAGTCATCAAGCGGTGATAAGAAAATCCCGGTTGTTGCAGGACATGGCGAAGCTGTGTGGACAGATGAAGAAGCGGCATTTACTGAATCAGACGACTCATTTGGTATGATTACACTTGGAGCACATAAGCTTACATCTATCATAAAGGTTTCAGAAGAACTTTTAAATGATGCGGCATTTGATATTGAAGGGTATATTTCAAATGAGTTCGTAAGACGAATGGCTGCAGCAGAAGAAAATGCATTCATTAATGGTAGCGGAACAGGCAGACCTACAGGTATCATAAACACAGCAGAAAACGGTGTAACAGCTGCGGCAGTTAACGCAATAACCTCTGATGAACTGATTGACCTTTATCACAGCCTTCGTTCACCATACAGAAAGAATGCTGTATTTGTTGCAAATGACTCCACCATTAAAACCATCCGTCAGCTTAAAGACTTAAACGGTGTGTATCTCTGGCAGCCGGGACTTAAGGAAGGACAGCCTGATACTTTGATTGGCAACAAGATATATTCATCAAGCTATATGCCTGAAATCGGTGCAGGAGCTTCTCCTATTCTTTTTGGTGATATGTCATATTACTGGATTGCTGACCGTCAGGGCAGAATATTCCAGAGACTGAACGAGTTGTATGCCGCAACAGGTCAGATTGGTTTCAGAACATATCAGAGAGTAGACGGAAAGCTGACATTGCCGGAAGCGGTCAAGACTTTAAAGATGAAGGCTTCCTAATATGGAGGTGACAGCGTATGAAAATATCAATTCTTAAAAGCTGTGCAGGACTTACATTTTCGTTTATTGAAGGACAGGATGTTGACGTAAAAGAGGAGCTTGCCAAAGACCTCATATCAGCCGGATATGCAAAAGCTGACAAATCATCAAAACCTAAAGCAGAGGACAAGAAAAATGCTGAGTCTTGATTATGTAAAAGAATTCATGAGGATTGACCATAGTGAGGAGGACGGATATCTTTCCGTCCTTCTCATTTTGGCAAAAGAGTTCTGCGAGAATTATTTAAGGTCTGATTTACCTGAACCACTTCCAGAAACGGTAAAGCAAGCAGAAATGCTCGTCATATCACACTTCTATGAAAACAGAAGTGGAGATCCGGTGCCAGATACAGTTTACAGATTACTTGACGCATACAGAAAAGAGGTGTTCTGATGAACTTTTCAAAGCTAAGGCATAGAATAATCTTTCTTCGTCCTACGGATATAACAAAAAACTCAATGAATGAAGCTATACCTAAGTATGAACGCTTTAAGCCTTATGCCAAAAATCAGGAAGAAATAACAGATTTTTCTGTTGCAGGTCTTGTTGTACCGATGAGCGGACGTGAGTATGAAGAAAGTCAGAAGATAAGAGCCGAAACAACGTATAAAATATCTACACGGTATTTCCCTGGAATAACAGCCGATATGCGAATACTTCATGATGGGCGTGAGTTTGAAATAATATCAATACTTGACCTTGACGGAAGCCGTGAAGAACTTCAGATTGTTGCAATAGAAACAGACAGAAAAACTGCTCAGAATTACGAAGGTGATTCTGATGGCAACTGATGACGGAACATTTGGCTTTGACGAGCTTCAGAAGGCTTTTAACCGAATAGAAAAGAAGTACCCCAACAAGGTGGATGCCATGCTTGCAGCTCAAGGCAGAGTGGCAACAAACAAAACAAAAACAAAAACGCCTGTGGGTAAAACAAAGAAACTGAAATCCTCATGGCGTATGAAGAAGCCTAAGCTGTACGGAAAAACAAGAGTTGTAAGGACACAGTCCGAAGCACCTCATGCACACCTTGTTGAGGACGGACATGAGATTGTTCGTGGTGGCAAAACACGTGTAAACGGCAGGAAATTGAACGTGGTACAAAGAAGTGTATGTGGCATTAAATCCGGCGGACGTGTTGAGGGTAAGAAAATGCTTGAAAGTACATTTAAGGGAATGGAGTCAAGCTTTAATAAGTCGGCACAGGATTTATTAAATGATTTAACAAGCGAGGTGGAATTATGATTGAGTTAACAGACATACAGACATCCGTAGGTAAAGTTCTGCAGAATAATGGTTATACGGTGATTGCATCAGAAGTAAAGGAAGGATTTCCAAAGCCTTCGTGCTTTATCGAGGTGATGCCGGTAAGTGCTTCAG